ACATACTTAAGTTAATAAATAGACTATGCGGATCGGACGCACAGCCTAAATGATAAGTTTATTTTAAATAGCTAAACTACGTTATAGTAGTAGTTTGCTACCTCGCCATAAACTGGATCATATAAAAAACCCATAGCAGATCTTCTATTCCCACAAAAACCCTTAATTTTATGCCATGCATCACTAGCGCATAGAGATGGCAAGATTTTTACTGTAACCCCTTTATTTTCTACTACTCTTGTCTGGTGAAGGTGTCCCAAATGTGCTGTTCTAAATCTGCATTTTGAAAAACTAGGATGCTCGGTAGCCATTAATAAAGGAAGCTCGCTCTGCTTTTCTTCATTTCCATGAGTAAATAAGATAAGGTTTTCTCCAAATTCAACATACTTCCGAGACTTAGGGCTATTATTTATATTTACTGCTTCATTCCCTCTATACCAAGCCCTCAAGAATTCCCCAAGATAATAATCTCTTTCGAAATCATGGTTTCCTTGAACAATAACAATATCTACGTTGACTTTTTTAGATAACTCATCAACAACTTCTGCGATTAAATTACAACCAACGCTAAAAGACTTTTGCCATCTAGAATCATCATCTTGTCTAGTTCCTGCGGTAGTAGCCCCAGAAAGACCCTCCGAATTAAAGAAGTCATTCCCGACTGGAAGAAGAACTTTACATACTTCATCTAAATTCACTCTATTTAAAAGATCTTTTACTGCTGATCTAAATAAATTAGCAGCGATATTAACATCATAGTCCTGCCCAGATTCTGGCTCCCATCCGAGTTTAGCCAAATGCAGATCGGGTATAGAAATTTCATACATATATTTTCCGCCAGCATTTCTCTTTTGAATTGTTGGAGAAATACTTTGTAAAGATTTTTTAAAATAATTTACGACCTCCTCCGCATTTTTGACTTCGCGTTTTTTTAGCCAAGCCTTTACCTGATAGAGTGGCGAATGCCGAAGATCGCCCACACTATCTTTAGCGGCGACCTCCCATTTATTAATTATATGTCTTTCGACTTCCCAGTATTCTAAATCAACATTACAAATTTCGAGCAAATCTTCCAAGGTTCTGACGTTCTCGTTTTTAGATTCAGCTGTTGCGCTGTTTTCGTCATTCTGGTCAAACCTTGCACCGCCAGTTTTAAAACCATTATCTTCAGATTTGAAATCTTCCTGCCCACGATTTTGAACTGGGATATACTCCTCTTCAAACTCATTGTTCCAAATATTTGTTGCTCTACTTCTTGCGGCGGTTTCTTTTAGTCCAGTCCGTTCCATGATCAGCCTAACCACCTCCATTTTTCCTGCTCCGTCTCGGAACATCGAAACGCATTTTTCAATTAATTTTTTTTCCATAATTACTTTTACACTTTGAGGGGGTTCTAGAGAAGCTTATCGATAGAATTCTAAAAGACTATTTCTAAAGGATTTAGCACGATTTTTTATAGCTCCCCAAGGTCTATCACAAAATTCTGATTCCGATTCTCTCGTTTTCAAATCTTTATGAGTATCTTCCAAATAGGCAACAAAAACTTTCATTTCGTCCAAAAGGAGATTAACCTTTTTAAGCTTTTCTTTATTTTTCATAAGTTAATTTAGCATATTTTTGCAATCTAGTCAAGAAAGAATTCCAAGTTTGTACAACAATTCATCATTTAATTCGTCAGTTTCATAGATTCTAAACATATTAAAACCATTAAGCTCTGCCCACTCTTCTTTCCAATTATCATTACGTAATTGTTTGAAAAATTGATATTTATTTTTATGACACCAACTTTTTTTATTATGTTGTACGCCATCGACCTCAACGCAAATTCTTTTTGTGAAATTAATAAAATCAATACTTCTCCCCCTTTCGCTTCTTACCGCAGGGACAGGGAACTCTTCATTTACTACATGTAATCCCCAATGAGGTTTCAATAATTGTTTTACATTGTACTGAAGCTTCCCGAAGTTTTTTTTGCCACCCCTTTTTACTTTGGTGTCCCAATCTATTATATGGTCGCTTATATCGCGTTTCACCCTTCTGTTAGAGCCTATGATTTTAAATAACATAACAAATTTAATTATTAGCTTAGTATTTTACTTAATATATCTTCATCATTGCCCTTCAAATCTACCTCATCAATCTCAATATATTTAAAATTATTTATATTACACCAATCTATTTTCTGCAGGTCTCTTTTTTGGGCTTCAAGATAGCTCAATCTAGATCCATGAAGAAAAGAATTATATTGTTGGTGCTGTAGCGGAGAAACTTCAATGACAGTTTTATCAGAAGCATTGAACAGATCTACCCTCAGCTTGCTACTTGGAATGTAAAGTTCCTCATAACAATCTGATGAAAGCCAATAAACTTTAATAATATCTTTTACTCTTTTTTGAGGATTTGATACTTTTCTATCCCAATCTATTTTATATTTTTTAAAAGACTTACTAACTTCTTTGCCAAATATATTTTTAATCTTCAAGAAAGAAGCTTCTCAAACTTATTAAACATATAGTCCGTGAGTTCCCCATTTTGCTCTAGCCATTCGCGAAGCTTATCCATGCCTTGAATTGAAAACTCTTCGTCCTCTTTGTCGATAAAGCCTTCCTCTCTTAGTTCTTTTGTTAAATTACTACACATCTTGAGCCAAGCACCTGCTTTGGTCAGCATCCCCCATTGAAGCATTAAATCTGCAATTTCATACTCCCTCCAAACAGAACCACCCTTGCCATCCTGATCATATTTAATAGGATATTTAACGACAGTAGTTTTTTCATTATCGGTTTTGACCACAATTACTTTAGCCCAATGACCGAGTGGATCGCTGACATCACCAATAATATCTGACTTATATTTGGGTTCGTATTGGAGGAAAATGTTCGGATAATGATCTAGGGCATTACCTCCAGTTGCATTAGATAGGGATGGATCTTGTTTTTCATATTGATTAATCTTAGGTTTAGCTCTAACTTGACCGATGACACCGAGAATATGTCCAAACTTTGTCATCGCGAGTGTTACCCTGCTAAGGAAGTCGGAAGTCATTACTGCTCCTCCAGCCACCTTCGTTGCTTCAGTGCTTCCCTTTTCTAGATCTGCCTTGCTCTTAAGGCCATTTGTAGAATCAATAACAAAAAAATACTTTTTATTAAATGGATTATTTCCCAGTAATTTTCTGATTGTATCAAAGACCAATTCGTAAACATTAGACTCTAGTACGAATACCGAACCATCAACCCAATCTTCTGGATTATAAACGAATTTCAACCCAGAACGTTTTTTAATCTTCTCACTTAAACGACCTTCTGCAAGAATCCAAAACCCCCTTCCATCTGGCATGGCTTTTAAAAATTGCTTTAAATCTTCAAGCATTTGAGAAGTTTTTCCACCTCTAGAAACGCCAACATGTCGGATAACTCCAGGGGTAATCTTTCCAACATGCAAGTCTAAAAGTAAGCTTCCTTGACTTATTTCATAATAAGTTGTGTTATGGAAATTGTAGTGGTCTGTCTTATTATCTTTAAGGGTTTGAGTCAATAACTCTTCTGGTGTTAAACCCTCTGCTTTCTTTTTTGTTTTTTTTGCTGTCATAATTATATTTCTATTTTAAAAATCCTATTAAATTTTTCTTCTTATTGTTTGTATATATATCATCGCCAATCTTGTTTTTTTCAAGCTTAATCTCCTTCTTATGAATGATAATGTCCTTCTCGGAATTGTCCATTTTTAATTTCTGTTCTTTACAGAATTTTAAACCATCTTCAGTAGTAAACCAGTGTAGAGAGTTCAGCTTAAATGGCAGGGTTATATATCTAAATAATTTCTCTCCAAATAGAGTAGTCATTCTGATATATGCTACCTTCTCGTTTCTGGAATCTTCCTTTGTTACAACTCTACTCTCTTTTAGAAATTTGGTCAGGCAATACTCATAACCTTCTTTTAAGTGTGATAGATCGACTTTAACTACATTTTTAGGCCTCTTTATCTTTAAACCATCCTCATAGTCCAGTTGCGCATTAAATTGAAATACGTCCCCTTTTTGGGGTTTTAGATTTTTAATGCATTTTAATTGTGAAAAAACATATTTATCAGCGAGGGGCTCATCGTCTTGGGATATATCAGAAAAGATATAGTTACCCTTTTTGCCAAATTCGCCAGATTCAAATCCCGTAGACTGGAAGATTGCTCTAATCATTAGTAAATTTATTTGTTCTTAGACCAGCCGATTTCCGAAAGGTCTTGTTCAGTCCAAGAATAAATATCAACCTCTTCGGCAGTAATCATAAAATGAGTCGTATCATCAATGTCAACTTTTAGTCTAAGATCGTCGAAGAGTTTTCGCATGGCGTTATACATTTCTTCGTTTTCTAAAACAGACTTTTCAATTTTAGCTACAATTAGAGAGTTTGATCTATGCTTAGATAAATCAATCGCACTGTTGATTTCTATGATTGATGGCTCTTCATTATTTTTTAATACTTTATCTTTCATTCAAACTAATATGCCATAAGACATATTAATTGTCAAGCAATTTAATATCATTCTCCACCATTTTCTTTACTAGTTCTTCAAAATTAACCTTTGGTTCCCATCCTAGATCTTTTTTAATTTTTTCATAACTACCGTGTAGTTTGGTAACTTCAAAGGGGCGATAAAACTTTGGGTTTATACTAACCAAATCGACTTGTTTTTCATCGGGCAAACCGTTTGATAACATAATATACTTTTCGAGCTCCTTCTCTCCCTCCCAAAACCCTTTGATTCCAGCCACTTCAAACGCTTTTTCAATAAATTCTCTGACGCTATGGCACTCGCCGCTAGATAATACATACTCTTTTAGCGAATTAGTATCATAATTTTCTAAATTCCCTGACTTATCAGATTTATTAAACTGATCTTGATTTAACATCATCCAAATTCCACGGACAAAATCTTCGGCATCAGACCAGTCTCTTTCACTATCCAAAAAACCTATTTCCAATGGTTTAAGAATTTTCCCATTGTCAAGCTCTTTTTTTATTCTAGCTACATTACTTGTAATCTTACGAGATACAAAACATTCGTTTCTTCGAACTCCCTCATGATTAAATAGAATGCCATGAATAGCATATAGGTTATAAGAATTTCTATAAACTCTAACCAATTGCTCTGCCGCTATTTTGGCTGCACCATATGGAGATTTCGCAGTTCTTTTATGATTTTCGTCTTGGGGAACATAGTCTACTTCAGATAGTTGCTCGCTTGTTCCTGCCGAATAAAAGCGACATTTTGGCTGATGAAGCCTAATAGCCTCTAAACAATACAAAACCCCGTTAGCATTTATTTCGAATGTTGATACTGGGGAATTCCAACTTTCGGCGACAAAAGACATCGCAGCTAAATTGATGAAATAGTCTGGTTGTATAGTCTTGACTACATGACACATGCAGGAGAAGTCTGTAATATCTCCAGTCACCAGATGGAAATTTTTATTATCTAGGTTGTGCCTATAGTTTCGGTCGTTTGCTGATGCGGAATGTCTAACGAGTCCGTAGACCTCATGACCCAATTCTAGGAGATAGTCTACCATCAAAGACCCATCTTGGCCGCTTACACCTGTAATTAAAATCTTTTTCATGCCCTATTTTAGGCATAAAGAGTTATTTTTCAACTATTCTTTTAAAAGATTTCTTTGAATTATAATCTTTTGTTTTGAAGTCGTCTTGTTTTGGTGTGGCGCGTTCTTCTGGCGTGTCTTTGTCTATATCAAAAGGCTTATAATTGTTAATAATTAAAAATTTAATAGCCTCTTCTTGAGATGCGAATTTCTTAGTTACTATCATCCCGTCAAGATTGAAAGTAGTTTCTACACCATCACAAGAAACTGAATAGTTTTTACCTGTTTTATTCCATTTCATAAAATATATTACAACAAAATTGTGAAAATGGGAAAGGTATAGGATTTATTTAAACACCCTTTTTTATTAAAGCAGTCAAGGTTTTCAAGTTTTTTTCTATTTTTTCAAAGAAATTAGAGTATTCCTCAAGCCAGCTAAATAATTTTTCTGGACTTCTACATGCTTTAATTTTTTTCAAATAAAATTTTGTGCCCTCCCTGTCCTTTAAGCATAAAGAATATGCATCTAGCACCCTATCATTTTCAAATCTTTTGCTAGACGCCCATTTGTGCATTTTTAGAGCTAAGACAGCAGACTTGTATACGTAATCAACGTTATTCTGAATATCTTCAGACAACTGAGACTTAATATCTTTAATTTCTTGATTCAACTTCTCTTAATCTGTTTTCGTTTTCTTTTATATCTTGCTCGATATCACCTACCGTTTTTTTCAAATAATTCATATCCGATGAAATCTGAGTTTGAAAAACCATTGTAGACTCCCTCATTTTTTGGACTTCATTGAATAATTTCTCTTGATCCTTATTACTCTTTATCTTAATTTCGAGTAGCTCTTCATTAACCTTGTTATCTCCGATGAGGATTGTAGATTGAACGTTATTAAAAATCTCATTAACTTTCTGATCAACGTACTGAGGTGATGCCACTTTTGTGTTCCAGTGTCCGACTATAACAGTCCCGACCCAAGTTACCACAGATATAGCTAGAACGCCGAACAACCTACCCAAAGTTGTATGAAAAAGTTTTTCTATCATAATATTTTATTACATTAAATTTACAGAATAGTGAATTACCCCTCGCAAGAAGTACAATTCATGATATTTCGAGACAATTCTTGTGAGGGATTAGAGCTTCTTTGGTAATATAAGGTTTTAACACCCATTTCGTGAGCCAAAATCATTAGATCGCTTACTTCCTTCGGCTTGGCCGATGATGGAACCATGATATTTAGAGACTGCGATTGATCAATAAATTTTTGACGGTTCGCTGCCTGAATGATAATTTCTTTTTGAGATATCTCTCCAAAAGTTTTATAGACGCTCTTTTCTTTTTCGGTTAGAATATCCAGATGCTGAACAGATCCCCCATGTGTTAATATAGACCGCCAAACACTTGCTGTATTTTCACCCTTCTCTTCAAGAAGCTCCAGCAAAAACGGGTTTTTGTATGTGAAGTTTCCTTTAGCCAGCTTTTTTACAAAATAATTGCTGTTTAGGGGCTCTATTGATGGAGATACTTGCCCCAAAATAAAGCTTGAGGAAGTTGTTGGTGCAACTGCATTGGTATGGCTGTTGCGCATGCCAAAGCCCTTTAAGCCTTCGGGTTCTCCATATTTTTTAGCTAAATCCATAGAAGCTTTGTGGCTCTTTTTTTGAATTTCTTCGAAAATTTGACTATTTTTGATCTTTGCTTCCAAACTCTCAAAGGGAATGTTTTTAGACTGAAGGTAGGAGTGCCAACCCAATACACCAGAGCCGAGCATTCTATATTTTTTCGCAAAGTTATGTGCGGTTTCCATATATCTAACACCTTCACTTTTTTGAATGAACTCTTCGTTTACAGCGTCTAAAAAATAAATTAAAGTTTCAATTGCGTCAGTTTTAATTATTTCATCCCAATTTAACAAATTTAGAGAAGAAAGTACGCATACAAAAGAATTATCACTATCGCTAACGCCCGTTATCTCCGAACATAAATTGGAGGCATTAACCTTTATATTCTTATCCTTGTAGCATTCTGGGTTTGAGTTGTTTACCGTATCTGTAAAAAACAAATATGGATATCCAGTTTCAAATCTCTTTTTAATGATTTTGCCCCAAATTTTTCTCTTATCCTTGTCGCCATTCTTCATTGAATCCATCCAATCATCAGTTATTGTAACCCCAATACTCATATTTTGGATGGGATTACCGTCTTCTCTGATCAAAAGAAACTCTTCAATATCTTTATGCTCTACAGGAAGGTAAGCCGCAAAAGAGCCCCTTCTCTGGCTGCCTTGACTAATGACATCAGCAGTTTTATCAAACAGCTCCATGAATCTTACAGCACCATCGGACTGACCGCCCTCTCCGTTTTGAATTAAAGATCCCCTAGCCCTTAAGTCTCCGAAATAACCAGATGTTCCTCCTCCCATTTTTGACATAATACCAACCTCTCCGACCTTATCAAAAATGCCAGCAGTTTCATCGGGAATGTATGAGTTAAAACAACTAACAGAGAACCCCTTTTCATTACCAAAATTAGAAATGATGGGCGAAGCTAACGAATAAAAACCCCTGCTCAAATAGTCTTCAAATTTTTCAGCGAATCCCTTTATTTTAAGTATTTTTTCTGCATTTTCCGCAATCTCCTTGTATCTGTCTTCTGCTTCTTGCCCCTTTTTTAAATAACCTCTTTTAAGGAATGTTTTAGAATCTTCGTTTAGCCAGTAATATTTCTTCATAGTTTAAGTCTCTTTAGTATATATTTATTATTATATATTTTGATTTTAATTTGTGAGAATTTCCTTATTAAATTCTCATTAATGTGTTTCCCTAATTTATTTTTTTAAAATAAATCTCCTTCGTCAAAGCTCTTGTTGTTTTTAGCATATTCCACTGGTCTAGAATTAAAGAAGTCGGTCATTGCATTGCCCAAAACTTCTTCATCGAACCAAGTAGTTTCTTGAAGCAACTCCTCATCGACTTCGAACTTCTTTTTATATCCAATTTGATCCAAAGATTCATTGATTCTTTGCTTTATAAACTCCTTTAAGATTGGTGCAGAAAGACCATTTTCGTCAACCCCATTTACCATCCAGTCTACAATTTTTGATTCAGACTTGAATGCCTCTTCAGCTTCATGCAGTATTCTTTCTTCAAGCTCGTCATCGAAAAGTTCTGGCATTTCATTGCGAATAGTATTCACCAACTTAATTCCAACTTTTGAATGAATATCTTCTTCTAATACTGTATATGCGGTCATTTGTCTGGTGTCTTTGAGGTAATTTTTTCGACCAAACCAATTGATAATATAAAATTGACTAAAAAGACTTACATTTTCAACGAACAATGTAAAGAGGATTAGAGCGTAAACAAACTGCTTCTTACTGTCTTTGTAGTATCTATGAGTATATTTTTTAAGATACTTCACTCTTCCCTGAATCCACTCTAGCTTCAAATTTTCTTCAAAAACATCCTGCATATCCAAAACATCTATAAGCCTTTCATAAGCATCATTATGAATAACTTCGATGTTAGCCATAACATATCCCATGTCTTGAATTGATGGATGGGGGAGATTATCTCCCAATTTAGCCCAAAAAGTTTTCACTGCTATTTCAATCTGCCCAATAGCCGATAGAGCTCTAATTATGATCTGTTTTTCTTGTGCACTTAGCTTAGTCTTAAAGTCTTGGATATCTGAAGAGAAATTAAACTCTCTGTGAGTCCAATGTCCATCATGCATGACATCAATAAACTTATCAGTCCAAGGGTACTGATTTGGTTTTCTGCTAATTTGTTCTTCGAAGATACTTTTATTATTCATAGGTAAGTTAATATTACATTTTTTTATTAAACTTAAAAAAAGTATAACATAACTACTGATAAAGTCAATGTTTTAGTGTATTTATCTTGGAGATTTCGTATCTGCCTCTATACTACCATCTTCTAAGACTCTATAAGCTTTACCAATGATTTCATGAGGAAAAACTACAGAATCTTTTCTTTTGTTTTGCAAACCTTTCGTTTCAAAAGCTACTATCTGACCTTCCACTTTAATAATATTTGTTATTGGGTGGACGATCTTCACTTTATCTTTTACAAAAACAATAAAATCACCTATATCGAGATCCTCAATTTCAATTTTTTTTACAAAAATTTCTTCGCCAAAAAAATTTCCATTACTTGTTCCAGTAGTGGTATAGTAGTTTGAATTATTATCATTAGGCGATATTACCCAAAATAATAATAATGAAACTATTAAAAAAAAATTTAAAGAGATCTTCACCCTAAGTATTACACCTAGGGAAAGACCGGAAGGAAACTATTTTATTTTTTTATCAGTCAACAGTGGAGGTGAAAATCTTAAGACCCTTCTCATTCTCATAAAAATGCTCTTTAGGTAGTAAAGTTGGATAATCAACAAATTTTGCATGACCATCCACGTCTTTACCTCGATATACTGAATAATCAATATTTCTTTGTTCAACTTCTCCATCTACTTGTACTTCTATCGTTTCTTTATTCATATATAATTTCTGGTTTTAGTTCCCCTGTTTTTTTGTAGTAATTGTCATCGAAAATAATTCCCTGCCCGTCTTCCCATTTATAGGAACAATGTCCGAAGTGCTTGTTTTGGTAGTCACACTTTAATTTATTTTTATCTGTATTAGTCCAACTAAGGTGATCTATCCATGCCACAGAAGCTGGGACTAACTTGCTGGACATAACTTTATAATTAACTTGTCCGTACTTTGTATCATACATAACATCATTATCATAATAAAAATGAGAAAGTTTTCCATTTTTTATTTTAGTATTAAATATTCTGGGAGGAGTAAAAGCTTCCTTCAAATAGCCCTCTCCGACATAATTTTTAAATGACAAGCTGAACCAATTTATAAATTCTGAATTTTCTACAAAATTAGCTATGTCATTAAGCTGCTCATAAGAATAAATCTCGTCTGAATCAACTAGCCAAATCAAATCACAATCTAATAAAGGCTTTAACGCAGCCGTTCGCGCATCGGCTTCCGCCATGTGATCTGGTGAGTCGGTTAGGAAGTCTATATCTCCAGATAGAAGACGCTTGCGAAGGATATCAGTGGTAGAGTCCACTTGGACTTCAAGGTCTTTATATTCGGCAAAGGGGACGGATACTGCGCTAATTAGATGTCCATTTTTTGTGGAAAATTTAACTAAATCTTTAAGGCAGTCGCCGATGAATTCCTCTTGGTTATATGCGCAAAGCAGGAATCCTATTTTTATATTACTCATGTTTTTTGTTTAGATTTTAAAATGGAAGATAGATATCGTGAGAGTAACTCTTATCTATAGTTTTCGAAAGAACTTTTCTTTTAATTGGAAACTTATTTCCAGAAAGTTTCAGGGCTACTTCATATTTGCTTTGTCGATTGCCACCTATTAAAATTAAACTACAAGATAGTATATATGTAAGATTACTGCATATTTCTTCTATAAGGTCTTCAATTAATACCCCGCTCCAATAGTAATTAGCCCATCCGCTAAAATTCCCATCGGATATTGACTTCCACATACGACACTTAGGATCTTTTCCGACAAAGGACGTTCTTATTGTATGGCAATTATTATAGTTTGAGAGTGCTTTGGCGACAATCGATTTTGAAATTCCATAATCAGAAATTGGGTCGTGTTCAGATTTTTTATTATAATTGCCGACATCACCACTATAAACGTCATCTGTGCAAAAATGAATAAACTGCTTACACTTTTTAACAAGAAATATAGGCAAGTCTACATTTGATAACTTGAGTTCTTTAGTTTTTTTGCAGGCACAATTTATGATTATATCAAATTTTTCTGCATCTAGAAAAGTAGAAAGATTTTGATCTGGATATCTTATACTAGTTTTAAAAACATTAAAACCCATTTTTTTCATTTTTTCAAAAAGCTTGCCACCCAAATACCCCTTGTGTCCATAAATTAAAATTTTATAAGAAAAATCCATTTGTTTTTAATTCTAGGTACAATTCTTCTTTTGCCATTATATTGTTTTTACTAGAATACTCTTCTCTTATTTCTGACTCAGTTGATTCTTTTGATATTACAAAAAAAGATTCTCTCTCGGTTATTCTAGGAGCCTCTTCTGAGGAAAACATTAATTCATGGATCTTTTCATTTGCTCTCGGTTTTGATACTCTATATTTTAAATTAAATTCTTCTTTATAGATTTCTAAAAGGTCTTTTATCCTAATTGATTTTAATTTTGGAATAAAAACTCCATTCAAATCTCCAATCAATGATTCTTCAATAAGATCTATAGCCTGATTCGGAGAAATTAAAAATCTTGTCATTTCCTCTGAGAACAATTCAATCTCTTTTTTATTTTCTAAAGATTGTTTTATCACTGGTATAATTGATCCAGTAGAATTTGTAACGTTGCCATATCTGCAAGAGTTTAATTTTATTCCTGAGCTACTTAAAAAAGCTTGTTCTGCAACGTATTTACAGGAACCATAAATAGTTGTAGCGGCACATGCCTTATCGGAGGATATGAAAACTCCAGCCTCAAACTGATTGTTTAGGCAAACTCTTTTTGAGTTTATTGATCCCATGCAGATAGTCTTAACTGCTTGATGTGGGTTTGCTTCACAGGCCTCTATCTGTTTCATGCTCGCAGCAAAAATTCCTATCTGATTATTCTTCGCTGCTTCGTTTAGGCTATCAAGATCATAAATATCTCCTATAATGAAATTAACTTTTGGAAACTCCTTTTTTAATAGGTAATGCTTTGATTCATCTCTTGAGTAGCATGTTATTTGATTGTTCGAATAATACCTCTTGATTATATTTCTTCCCAAGAAACCAGCACCACCTGTAATTAAAATATTTTTATTCTGAAGCATTATATAAATTGAATGGATGAACCCACTCGCCCTTAAACCATTTGTTGTTTTGTTTTATTTCTTTTTCAAAAGTATAGGCCATAATATATACTACATCAGGAGGGTTGTCAACAAAAAAATTACCATTACGAATCTGAATATAGTTATTTGGGGTAAACTTCTCAGATTTCAGCGGTGAATCATCTATTATATATTCCAAATCTTCGCTATTAATTCCCATTAGGGTCATTAAAGTATTAGCCTGTCCAGACGCACCATAGCCGTAAACCTCAATGCCTTTATTTTTGTTTGATTCGAAGAAATTTCTAGTTTCTTTTTTTAACTTTTTTATTTTTTGCGAGAACTTTTCAAATACATCTAAAGAATATAGTCCGAAGTCTCCTTCTTCCTTAAACATATTTTCAACAGATTCGTCTTGGTGATTTTGCTTGCTACAGAAAACCCTTATTGATCCACCATGAATATCAATTTTATCAACAGAATTAACATATACCCCACTCTTTGAGAGCAGATTGTTCAAAGCTTTTAAAGAATAATAATAAACATGCTCATGATATAAAAATCCTATTTGAAAGTTTTTGATTAAAGTTTTAAGCCAATGAACTTCGATAACAATTTCTCCATCATCCTTAATTAAGTTAGCAACTCCACTTACGTAATCATCGATCTCATTAATGTGGGCGAAATTATTACTGCTGAAAATGATATCAAACTCACCATATTTTTCTTTAATTTTTTCAGACTGATCGTAATTAAAAAAATCATTAACTAGTTCTATATTATCTGGCTTAAAATTCTTTGAAACATCACTTGGGTCGATTCCTAGAACAGTTTCTGAGCTATCTGTGAATTCTTTTAAAAATGTAAAATCATTACATCCAATATCGCAAATTTTAAGAACCTCGTCTCTATTCTTTATAATTTTTGCAGTATCTTTCAGGTGATTTGATAAAGTTTTGATAGCTCCAGTTTTATAGAAATAATTTTTAAATATTATGTTAGGGTCTATCTTCTCAATTACCTCTACCAAAAGACTTTCATCATCAAAGGATAGTGAAAAAGGATAAGAATTATCCGTTCCAATTTCATCTTTTGACAAAAAATTTCCCGCTAAAGGTAGCTCTGTTTTTAAAAAAATATTTTTCATTTTATTCCCCTACCACATCCTATTTGACTTCTAAAATCCATAATATCGATTCCAGTTTCCTCTTTGAATTTATCGAGATTGTTATTATTCCTAATTTCATCAGGAAGTCTATTCATTGACGAAGAAGATTCATGGAAAACAAAAGATTTGTTGCATAAAACTGGAGGCTTTTTGCCCTCATGCTTCATGATTAATTTATACGCGAAATAATCATCCATAGCATATCCACTAGCAAAATTTTCATTCCAATTATGCGAATATCCGCCAACTCCAAACCAGTCAGCAGATCTTACGCAAATGGGATGATGATAGCTGATTTTTAAATGATCAAAAAAGTATTTTCCATTTTTATGTTTTTCCAAAAATGAATCTACAGAATCTTTGTCAAGAACGCTTTTTAAAGTTTCATCTTTAATGACACAATGATTTCCACTTTCAAAACTTTCAACTAAAGGTAGAGATACAGAACAATAACTATCTGTTTCCATTAATGCGATTACATCTTCTGCAAAACCCTTACAGAAAATCATATCGTCATTACTATTTATTACATATTTATAAAATAAAATTAAAGGCATTAAAAAATCTATCGCCAATACTCCGTGATTTTTAGGAGAGTAAAAGAAATAAATGTTTTTCTCTCTTAGAAAATCCATCGACTCTTTGTCTCCTTCATTGAGAACAACTGCAATGTCGTAGTCTATTGAATCTTTAGCTCTCAAAAGAGAGTCTACACAAGCTTCCAGCATCTTGGGATAATTCCAAGAGCATAATACTATTAAAAGTTTTTTCTTTTCTGGTAACATTTTAAAGAAAGTCTATCTCCAATTTATGTTCGAAAACTTCCTTTTTTTCAAAACTTTCAATATCTACTATCACGTCTGATTCGCCCTCTCCATAGCTGTCCCACTTTTCTTTCCAAAACTCTTTATTTAATTTAGTTCGACGGGATAGAGATAAATATCCTAGATGCCAGATAAATGGCATTCTTTTTTTACAATATTCTAAATTACTCCAACTTCCAGTGCATTGGACAATGTCAGAAGAAGGGACGAGGTTGCCATCCTTGTCAATTGCTTCAGTTGAATCAGATTTTGTTCTGTCAAACCCCTCTTCTGTTTTAGCAAAATTAACAACACCCCTTTGAACGCCATCCTTTACACACATATACCATTTTTTACTGATATCAGAATAAGTATAGTAACCTCCGAATAGGTTGATCGAGGGGATCATAAGAGATTTAATTCGATCCTTTGATGTTAATAAATTTTTAGCCATATCCCTCCATAGCTCAGTCCTTCCACCCATCCTTTCGTCAAGATCGACTTGAACAACAATATCATGGGTTGCTGCTTGGTGTGCCGCATTTTTAATTCTTCCATCCCAGCCAATGACATCTGTAGAATCATCAAGCTTTACAATTTTAATTTTAATTTCGGACTGATCCTTGACTTGATCCAGCAGTTCTTCCGTATTGTCTTCGCTAGGGATTGTCGCAATGACGATTTCATCAACGAAGTGAGACCAATTTTTAATTGCGTCTTCAATATCGAAATCGTTTTTAACAATATTAAATGCCGATGTAGCTAGTGATATTTTAGTCATTTATAGTTTACTCTTATTTAGTGCTGCATAATCTTCTAGATAATGGAAAGGAAAATCAATTTTATTTTGAGTTCTTGTTGTCGCAACATAAAGCGCGTTGATTTCCTCAGATAGCCGAGGGTAATCGTCCGTTTCTGATTCGATAATATTACTCTCCGTTATAAAATCATTTGCAAGCTCGACGGTATTATATTCCAAACCCTTGGCTTTATGGGTTGTAGAAAGAACAGTATCTGCTTCTTCTTTATTGATATTTCTTTTTCTTATTTCCTCAATAACTTTAAAAACATTCCTCTTGTATTTTTCGACCAAAGAACATAAAATTTCCTGATCACTATTTCCAATTTCTGAAAGAAAATCTCTATATTCCTCATAGGAATCAAACTTTTTAAGGAATTTATTACGAAGCTTAGCTTTGTTTCCAGACCACAAATTAAAAACATCATAAATACCCACCCCATCAGCGAAGATGTAATTATTAATATTCCCCTCAAAGTGTATAGAGTCCCTAGTTTGAGAAACTACTTCAGCAGCCTTGATGATTAGATTTACATTTGAACGAGCAATATAGGCATGACTGTCAAGCTTATCGCAATTTCCAATACCAGTTATTTTAAAATCATCAACATCGATTCCGATGTGTTTTTTAAGTTCAATAATTTGCATTGCAAGATTAGCCACATCTTGTCTAAATCGAAAGGAGTTTGTGAGTTTATGTTTCTGGTAATCGTCTGTTTGATTGAATTTTAATAAGGCATTTTCGGCCCCAATCCAAGAGTAAATTGATTGGAAAGCGTCTCCAACCACTATTTTATTTGTGTTTTGTTTTGAGAATATATCAATTACGCATGGGTTTGTGTCTTGTGATTCGTCCAGCAAAATATAATCGTAATCCAAGTTCGGTTCCATCTTTTGGAATTCTTTAAGATAAAAATTATGGATAATCGGAATTTCTCCGCTTCCCATTTTCCCATAGATACTTTTAAAACCATCTTGAATTTGTTCTAAATTTTCGTCAGAAAATGTTGAGTCAGAATAATTCAAGTAGTCAAAATCATCTACCTCCAATATATTTGAATTAGTATAGGAATTCAAGCAAGTTAAAATATGTCCTGCGATTTTTGCATCAAAATTTTCAACTCCGCTTTTCTTTTTAATTTTTAAAATATCAATTATATCGAAAGCGTCAAATGATTTTGCCAACTTCCATTGATAAGCGTTTGTCCAACGATAAGCCAATGAATGTGTATTTTTAATTTCTACATTTTCTGGGAATTTCGACTCCGCGCTGTCTCTCACTGATCGGTTGAAACATAAGTAAAGAAACTTTTTATCTGGTCTTTTTTTGGCATATTCTACCAATGTAGAGGTCTTGCCGCTTCCGCTAACCGCATCGATGATAATATTGCCCTCTGACTCGCAGATTTCATTTTGTTCTTGTGTTAATTCCAT